CTTCGATCAGAACAAGTGCAACAATTTCAAAGTTTTTCATTTTCAATCTCCTAATTGGTTGTTTTCTCAATTTCTAAAACCAGTATAAACGAAAAAAAGGGACTCTTGCAAGCCCCTTTCGTTTTTCTTATTTTGGTAGTTGGAAAGTTAGACCCACACCACCGCTTTCGCCATAGGAACCGCTGTCTGCGGCTATTGAGGCGCTAAAGAAAGCACGTTCACCAACTGGCACACCAACGGCAAAGCTTACTGCCTTTTCCCCGTTGTAGAAGCCACCAGACAAGCTTACTTAGATTTTATTTTAAACTTGATGGCCCTGTCCATCCTCCGCTGAACACACCGTCAAGAACATTTCCCCTAGCACTGTTTCTAGCAGGAGCAGCCCAACCAGCGGCTTTCAGTATGTCCCCTTTCTTGAACATTTTGTCGTCATCTGAATTCACAACAAACGCTTTAACTGAACTGTAGCTAATGATCTTGATGTACTTCTTACCAACACGAACCGAGAAAGAATTTTTAAACTCTTCAATGCGCTCTTTTGCAAAGTCAGGGCGATCAGCGAGTGAACGGTTTGACCAAGCCGCATAATCAGCAACCATGAAATCAGCAACCATGAAATCAATGTAAGCGGCAATGCCTGAATCAATATCTGTGTAAGTCATAATATAACTCCTAGTTTCAATTTTGGGGAAGTCCCCCCCTTTACTCAACACAAGTATTATTTCATAACTGAGTTAGTGTGTCTAGTAAATTCTGAAATTTTATTCTCCCAATCATCTTTAAACTTTTCAGATGAAACAACATCACTTAGTTCAATAAGGCTACTTTCATCATCTGTCATAAGTAACCTTGCTTTTACTCCGAGATATTTAAGGAATCGTTCGGCTTCTTTTTCATACAAGAAATCGAGGAATGTTACTTTGTTAATAGTTTTAGTTTCGAACTTGAATGATTCGTCATTAATCAGCCTATCAAAATTTTTCATATTACATATCCAGTCATGAAATCGTTAGTAGCAACAGCTTCAATGTGAAGTTCGCCGCTTTCTAATTCAAAAACTCTAATCAACGGACTATCAATTGACTCAATAAAATCACCTATACTCATTAATCCCAAATGTGATTTGTTTGTTGCAGAGTGTGTGTTAATGGTAATGTCATCGGTAAAGAACATAACGGGTTTCATAATTCTTAATCTCCTAGTGTTTTCTAATTTTCTAAAATCAATATTCACCACTTTCTGTTTCAAATATCTTTCCACGCTTCCCTATGTAAAGATTATAAGCTAAAAATTCAGTAGCTACAACATAAACTTTTACTCTACTACTAAACTCGCAATTTTTGACTCTTTTGATGGTAACTTTTTGATATTTTACTAGATCATCAATCGTCTTTTTCTGACTTTTGGTAATGTTCATATTCAATCTCCTAATTGGTTATTCCCTCAGTACAAATGCATTATCTCATAATGAGGGTTGTGCGTCAAGATTTAATTTTCTAAAATTTTAACAATCCTTTCAGAAAGCTCTTCAAACCATTGTGTATCATGTCCTCGTGTTGTTTCTGCTGCTGTCCCTAACCTGATACCCGATGTTTCGACAAAAGACCTTGAATCATTGGGTATTCCATTTTTATTAACTGTTATTCCATGTTCTTCTAAAAGGTTAGCAGCTTCCTTTCCAGAATATCTGCTATCGCTTAGGTCTAAGAGTATTATGTGCGAATCTGTACCATTCGTCAAGGTTTTTAGACCAAGATTTTCAAAGACCCCACACATCGCTTTTGCGTTATCAACCACTTTACGCGCATACTTTCTAAACGATTCTGTGTCTGCTTCAATAAAACACTGTGCTTTGGCTGATATTGTGTTCATCATTGGCCCGCCTTGTGTCCCCGGAAAAATCGCGCTGTTGATCTTTCGAGTGTATCTTTCATCGTTCCACATAATAATACCACCACGCGGCCCTCTTAGAGTTTTGTGTGTGGTTGATGTAATCACATCAGCAATACCCACCGGACTTCCATAAACACCACCTGCAATTAGTCCAGAGTAGTGAGATATATCAGCTAACAAAAAAGCCCCTACAGAATCCGCTATAGCTCTAAAGCGCATAAAGTCTATTTGTCTTGGGTAGGCACTAGCTCCACATATGATCATTTTTGGAAGATGTTTATTGGCAAGACGTTCAACTTCGCCATAGTCAATCCATCCATTTTTGTCTACTCCATAACTGAATGCATTGTAAATTTTACCAGATATGTTAGGTGGTGATCCATGTGACAGATGACCACCGCTTGCTAAATCCATTCCTAATATGACATCATTGGGTTTTAAAAATGCCTGAAAGACTGCTGTATTTGCGTTGGCTCCACAATGTGGTTGAACATTGGCGTAACTACAACCGAATAGTATTTTTAATTTGTCGATTGCCAAGTCTTCAATTTCATCAACATATTCGCAGCCATTATAGTATCTTTTTCCAGAATATCCCTCCGCATACTTGTTAGTGAATACGCTTCCATTTAGTTGCATTACTGCGTCACTAACAAAGTTTTCGCTTGCTATCAATTCTATAGTGTTTGTTTGTCTGAACTGCTCTTTTGCTAATATCTGTTGTATTGTGTTATTGATCATCTTATCGGAAATCTCTCTGCTTTATAAACAAGAAAAAAAGGGAATCTTGCAAGCCCCTTTTTTTGTTTTTAATCGTCAAATGCTGGTGTTTCGTCGTCGCCTGTAGCATTGTTTTTCATGTTAACAATGGTTTCATAGAAGGCTTCGTACTCTTCAAACTCTTTCACAGTCTTATCAAATTTGTCATCATGAAAGTCTTTCAAGGTCTTTGAAATCCACTTCGGGTCAATTTCGTAAGTCTCTTTGATAAACTTCTTCGTTTCTTTAATGTATTCCCCTTCGGCTTTCATTCGAGTCATTGCGTCAGACATTTGTTCGATTGCTTTGAAAATGTCTTTGCGATGCTCTTCTGAGCTAGGGATGTTAATTTCAATTTGATCAGACATTCATATTTCCTTTATAGATTAAAAAGTTGATCTTCAACTTTGTCGGCCAGAATTGACCACCCGCGTTTTCCATTTACAGTAGAAGGAAGCTTTACTTCTTCGGATTCAAAGGCAAATTCACGCCCACCAATTCTTGAAAGAAATTGACCTGCTACCTTACCATATCTAGAATTTCCTACAACCTCACGATTGCCTAGTGCTGGAAAAGAATCATCTCGTTTTGATGTTCCGATCAAGTAAGCGCCTTTACCACCTTGTGGAACAATCAGCACAGAATCTTGATCAAACCGTTTTCCTAGAGCAACCAGATCGCGTTCTAGCTTACCGCTATCATTCATATCAACTACAAAGAAAGATGGTTCACCGACCTCTCTCGCGTTCTTAGAGCCAAAGTTTTCGATGTAGTTACCTTGTACAGATGTTATAGAATATCCCTGTTTTGACAAGTAAGATTTAATCTCACGATTGTTTTGCTTATTCTGTGATTTGTCATTCTCATCACGATACCCAGAAATAGCGCCAGCTTGGTGATCTTCGACATGACGCCAGATACGTGATAATGAACTCTCTTCTATCTTGTTGTCAACCCATTCTGAAAATTCTTTCATAACTCCCTCGTTTAGTTGTGTCATTTGAGCTAGTGATTCTTTCAGATTGGACATGGTTTCAAAGACCTGTTCAATTCCCTGTGGCAAAATGCTTATGTTGAATAGCTTCTTGCCTGCCATGTACAATACTGCTGTAGTGGTTCCGCCTCCCGGTAAAAGGAACAGGGGTGCTATCAAAGAGAATTTGCCCACATCCCCCAACTGTTTCAGCGCCCGTTTCACGTCTTCGTCAGTAATCGTCTTCTCTGTGCTTAGCATCTCTTTCAATTTCTTGAAAAAAGTCTCTAGCATGAACATAGTCTCTTTGCGTTCAAAGTCAAGGCCAGCAAACAATTTTTTTGCTTTCATCACAATGTTTGCTGACATTGTTTTTGCCTTGTCCATGATAGCGGCTTTGATATCCGCCTCATCTAGAATTTCTTGTTTGTAAAAGTCATCGAAAGACTGCATTATGAATTATATCCTGTGTGTTTGTTTTGTGTCAACACTATTTATTCCATTACCCAGTCTTCTGTTTTTGACTTTTCAAACTTTGCCTTGGTTTTCTTTGCATCTTGCATAGGTTTAGACTCAGGCTCAGAACCCCCCATAGAATTAATATCAGTATACCGCATCTTTGAAAAGTCAATACCAACTAACTGAGATTTTGATTGGCTTGTCTTTGCGCCGTATCGTGTTTTCAATTGGATGATAAGCTGCTGATTCAATTCCATCAAGTTTTCATTGGTTACAATAGCTGCCATAAAATCGCAAGAGGCTGGCAACCCCATTGATTCTGATGTGTTTGTCATGTCTGGTTGTAAACTTGACATTCCATCACGATTTAGCTGCGTTGCTGACACAATAGGAACGAATTCTTCCACTGCCAACCCACGCATTTCTTCTGAAATTGCTTTGATGTAAGAATAAGAATTAACCCCGTTTAATGTCTTGTATCTTGAGCTTGTGAAAATATTGATATAATCCAAAAATATAATATCAGGTTTGAACTTTTTCTTTTGCTTTAACTCTTTTAGTAATTGTTTAATGTGTCCAGAATGAGCGGATGATGTTGGGTATTCTTTTGCAAAGTATCGACCAGCCCCACGCTGCTTTAACTTCTTTAGACTGCCTAAGAACCATTCTTTATCAAGTTCTGGATTCTTTAATTGATCTGTTGTTACGTCTAAAAGGTTTGCATCAATACGTTCATATAGAGCTTCTTCACTCATTTCCGCACTAACATACAAAACATTCTTTCCTTGCTTTACTAATTCCCCTGCAAGAAAACACATAAGTGAACTTTTACCAATGTTAACGCCTGCCAAAAACACATTCAGCGTCTTAGGCGGCAATCCGCCATTCGTCAATATTTGCAATGCCTCTAATGGCAATGCCAACTTAGATTCTGGATTCGTATAATATGCATATCTTGATTCAGCATCCTCAAAGTAATCAGAACCCAATGCCTGATCAAATCCAATTGATATAGCATCGCTTAGAAGCTCTGGAATAAAATGTTTATCTCTCTTCTTATCATTGCCCTCAAGAATCTGAATACTGTCATACACGGCATTGTAGGTAGCCTTATCAGAACAATACTCTTCTGTTTCATCTACCAACCAATCAAAGTCTACAACCTCTTTTCTGTTTTTGTAGATTTCTTCAAGAACACCAACACTGTCTTTGAACACGTCCTCGTTTAAAGGTAGCTTTTGCAAGTATAGTAGCAAGGCTTCCATGGTAGGTTTTTTGTTGTACTTGTCAAAGAGATATGCGTAAGAGTTAAAAAGAGTCTTTATCGTACCATCAAAATATTCATCCTTTAGGTAAGGATAGACCTTTGAAGCGTAGTCATCGTTAAACAGAAGACCACGCATTATTACATTTTCAATTGATTCCATCTAATCCTCTGTGTAGTTAGTTTTGTGTGGCAAGATGATTCCTGCCACACTGATAATAAGAACTATTCTACCAACTCACCTGTGTGTGGGTCAAGCCAATCATCATCTTTCTGTCTGATTGAGCCATACCTATACCTATCGGATATGAAATCTTTAAAATCTTTTTTATTCATGATATCCAACCA